TGTTTCTTATAGACAAAACTATAACACAACAAATCAATCAGATATTGGATTAACTAAAGTTGCAAGAGATGCATATGCTGCGACTGCAAATAAAGCATCAAGTGGAACACCGTCACAATTTTGGGTACAAAGATTCATAGACAAAGTTACATTAACTATTTATCCTTTACCTAACTCGACTGCTGCATCAAATTTTTTAAATGTTTATTATGTTAGAAGAATACAGGATGCAGGAGCTTATACTAACGCAAGTGATACACCTTTTAGATTTGTACCATGTATGGTTTCAGGACTGTCGTATTATTTATCTATGAAGTTTGCACCACAAAGAACACAGGAGATGAAGTTGTTGTACGAGGATGAATTAGCTAGAGCATTATCTGAAGACGGTTCTGCAGCTAGCACATTTATCACTCCGAAGACATACTATCCAAACGTATAATGGCTAGATTTGCAAAAGGTAGTAGAGCATTAGCAATATCTGATAGATCAGGAGCCGCATTTCCATATAGAGAAATGGTAAAAGAATGGACTGGTGCTTGGGTACATATTTCTGAATTTGAACCTAAACAACCACAATTAGAACCACATCCTGTAGGAGCGGACCCACAAGGATTACAACATGCAAGACCTGCAAGAGTAGAATTTCCTGTTTTAGACATTTTACCAAATAATCCTTTTCAAACATATCAAGTAGGTTCACCTATTGTAAACGTTTTGTTACCTGGTCATGGTTATGAAACTGGTGATGTAAAAAGATTTAGAGGTTCACCAGGAACAGCAGGTACTTTTAGTACTCCAAATGGAGTAGGAGGAATAACAGGATCTACAATTGCAAAAGCTGCTGGATATAATATAACTGTAGGAAAATATATTAATGGTGCTATAAATACCAATGGAACAAACGGAACAGATTGGTTTCATTTTAGTGCTGACACAAACGCAACAAGTGTTGTAAACGGAGGAGGAGGATATCCAGTCTCAGTTGGACCGGTAACCTTAGAAGCATAATGGCAGGATATACATACGCAACTTTAACAGATGATATTAGAAACTACACAGAAGTAGATGCAAACGTATTTACCGCTGCTGTTATAAATAGATTTATAGAAAACGCAGAACACAGAATTAATTTAGATGTTCCTATGGATTCTGATAGAATTATGGCACAAGGACAGTTTGCACAAAACTTTAATAGTATAACAGTGCCAACAAAAACTTTATTTGTTAGAGGTGTACAAGTATTTAATTCAACATCCGCTACTACCGATCAAGGATTTTGGTTAGAGAGACGTGATCAAACTTTTATTACTGAGTATGTTGGAGAAGCAACAGGTCCCTCAGGTGGATCTACAGGACAAAATGTTAAAGGATTACCTAAATATTATTCTATGTTTGGTGGTGCTACTACAGGAGTAGACACAGCTACTTCTGGGGCTATATTTGTAGCTCCAACACCTGATCAAAATTATCAATATATTATCCATTATAATGCTCAACCTACAGGTCTAGAAACTAATACAGGTGGCACGTATGTTAGTAATTACTTTCCACAAGGATTATTGTATGCATGTTTAGTGGAAGCTTTTATGTTTTTAAAAGGTCCAACAGACATGTTGACATTATATGAAAATAGATATAAAACTGAGTTACAAAAGTTTGCAGCGATGCAAATTGGAAGAAGAAGACGAGACGATTACACGGATGGTACATTAAGAATTCCAATCGAGTCACCGCCTCAGTAATTAGGAGAAAAATATTATGGCAATAACATCGGCAGTATGTAATAGTTTTAAAACAGAAGTTTTACAAGGCTTACATAATTTTACAGCGTCATCTGGAAATACATTTAAAATAGCTTTATACACAAGTAGTGCTACTTTAAATAAATCAACTACAGCTTATAGTTCATCAAATGAAATTACTAACACATCAGGTTCAGCTTATAGTGCAGGTGGTGCAACACTTACAAGTGTAACTCCAGCTTTATCAACTGATACTGCATGTTGTGATTTTGCAGACGTTAGTTTTACTTCTGCTTCATTTACAGCAAATGGATGTTTAATTTATAATGATACAAACTCTGATAGAGCAGTTTGTGCTATTGCATTTGGTGGAGACAAAACTGTATCAAGTGGAACTTTCACAATTCAATTTCCAACAGCAGACGCATCGAACGCAATTCTTCGTATAGCGTAGAGGTAGCGACGGATGTCCGTTACTAGAACTTTTACAGTAACGGTAGTTAGTACCGGTTCAGGAAACAAATATTTTATTGATGGTGTACAACAAGCCACAATAAATATTGCTGAAGGCGGAACGTATAAATTTGATCAATCTGATTCCTCAAACTCTTCTCACCCATTAAGATTTTCAACAACCAGCGATGGAACACATGGCGGTGGTTCTGAGTACACAACTGGTGTAACCACAAACGGTACTCCTGGTCAAGCAGGAGCTTACACACAAATCACAGTTGCACCATCTACATCAACTCTTTATTACTATTGTACTAACCACTCTGGAATGGGTGGCCAAGCAAATACACCTGAATCAAGCTCATGGGGTTTGTTTGCATGGAATGATGGAGAATATGGAGCCCAGGGTGATAATGCAGCTTTACTAACTGGAGTATCAGCAACAACTTCTATTGGAGTGCCTACAGTTGGTGCTGAACAAGGTTGGGGTAGAGATGAGTGGGGTGAGGAACCTTGGGGTGATAGTTTTAGCCCCACTATTTTATTAACAGGTGTATCCGCATCTACCACTTTAGGCGACATAGAGGCCTTTCCTGAACAAGGTTGGGGTAGACAACAATGGGGCAACTCTGGTTGGGGTGTAGAATACTCTGACGCTCCAACTGGTTTTGGTTTAACTTCAAGTGTAGGAACTGTTTTAGCCGAAGCAATTGTAACTGCAGATTTAACCGGACTTAGTACAACATCTTCTTTAGGATCACTAAACACTGGTCAGCTTTCAGTTGCATCTTTGACAGGGTTACAGGCAACTTCTGAATTAGGAAGTTTTGATAATGCCGGTACTTTAGTTGGTTGGGGTAGAAATGGTTGGGGTGAGGAACCTTATGGAGATTCATTTAATAAATTAGAACAACCAGCCGGAGTTAGCGCAACAGGTAGTGTTGGTTCTTTAAGTTTTGATTTAACTTCTGTAATATCTACAACAGGAGTTAGTGCAACAACTAGTGTTGGTTCTTTAAGTTTTCTCATAGATTCTACACCCGTTATAACGGGGGTTAGTGCAACTGCTAGTGTAGGAATTCTTACTCCAGCTGAGGGTATAGGATTAACAGGAGTACAAGCAACTTCTACTGTTGGATCTATTTCACCTGCCGATGTTGAAGGATTAACAGGACTATCCGCAACATCTTCTGTAGGAGATGTAGAGGTAACAAGAACTGAAGTAGAGGTTCCTACAGGACAATCTTTAACAAGTAGTGTAGGATCTCTTACATTAGAAATAGGAGTTCCATTAACAGGAGTCTCATCAACAGCAAGCACAGGTTCTATTACACCTACAGATGTTATGGGATTAACAGGGGTACAAGCAACAGCAAGTGTCGGTGATTCTGGATTAATTCTTCAATATTACAGAACATTAACACCTAAAGTTAGCTCAGGTTATACAATAAAAACACCTGCATAATTATGATTGACTTTATAATAAATAAATAATATAAAATAACCAAAATAAGGATATAAACATGGCATCAACATATTCATCAGATCTTAAACTAGAACTAATGGCTACCGGTGAAAACGCTGGTACATGGGGAACTAAGACAAATACAAATTTAAATTTAGTACAACAAGCAGTTGCAGGTTATCAAGCAATAGCTGTAGCATCGTCCGATGTAGCTCTTACAATGGATAACGCAACTATTTCAAATGCAAGAAATGCAACTTTAAAATTTACAGGAACATTAGCTGCAAATAGAACAGTAACTGTTCCAGATAGTATTGAAAAAGTCTACAACATTGTAGATGGAACTGACCACGCAGGTTACACTTTAACTTTTAAAACAGCATCAGGAACAGGGGTTTTACTTTGTGAAGGAAACAACTATGTAGTATTTGCTGATGGAACAAATGTTGTAAAACTTACTGAACAAAGAAATTGGAGAGCAATTACTGCAGCTGAAACAATTCAAGCAGGTGCTCAAATTTTAGCTAACACAAATGGTGGAGCGTTTACTATAACTCTACCAGCGTCACCAAGTACAGGTGATACAGTAAATTTCATAGATCAAGGATATGATTTTAATTCTAACGCATTAACTATCGGTAGAAACTCTTCTAATATAGCTAACGCAGCATCTGACCTTGTTGTTAACACACAAGGTGCAGCGTTTGGATTAGTATATTCTGGAGACGCTACAACAGGATGGACTTACACGGAGAAATAATATGGCAACAAATGGAAATTGGACAATAGTATTTGAAGATAAATCAATTATTAAAAATTATGCAGAAGGTGCCAATGATGGTGTCGGATACAAAATTGATGATGATGCTTTTTGGAATGATTCTAAATTTTCTAATATTTGGGCTATTCAATATGGTACTTCTAATACTTCTGATGAAGTAGAACACAGAGATGAAACACCTCATTGTAGTTATGCAGATGCAAATTTAGGAGACATTAGTCAATTTAGTGATAAATGGGACTCGGCTCACTTATCTAAGTTACAAGAAGATTGGGATAATGATACTATACTTGTTGAAGACCCAGAAGGACAAGATCCACCAGTTTTTAGAGACGAAACAGAATCGGAGAAAATTGCTAGAATAGGCGCAAGACCTACATCATATTCTTCGTAGGAGAAAAAAATGGCAAATTACGAAGCGACTAGATATGATTATTCAGGTGCAAGCCTTACAGGCATTGAAGGCATTCCTACCGCAACTATTATTCCATGGTCTACTGCATCTGTACCAACAGGGTACTTAGAGTGTAATGGCCAAGCAGTTTCAAGATCAACTTACTCAGCTTTATTTGCAATTGTCGGTACAACCTATGGAGCGGGAGATGGTTCAAGCACTTTCCTTGTTCCTGATTTAAGTAATAATGTAGCCGTAGGTAAATCTAACAATAAAGCTTTAGCATCAACAGGTGGAGCAGAAACAACTACACCAACAGGAAATATTGGTGGATCAACAGCTAATGCAACTTTATCAACCCCTCAATTGGCTTCTCATGGTCACAACACAGGGGTGTTTGCAGGTAGCACTAGAATGTATTATAATGCTTTTTCTAACCCTAGATTTTCACCGGCTGCAAAAAATGGTGGCGCTACAGGTAACGCAGGTTCAGGTGGTGGTCATTCTCATAACATGAGCGCAACTTTTAGTGGTGACGCAACTTCAGTTGTACAACCTTATTTAACTGTAATATATATTATTAAAACTTAAAAAATTATGGCAAATTACGAAGCAACTAAATATGATTTCGACGCAGCAAACCTTACAGGTATTGAAGGTATCCCTACAGCAACTATTGTGCCTTGGTCTACTGCATCAGTGCCAACAGGATTTTTAGAATGTAATGGTGCAGCTGTATCAAGATCAACTTACTCTGCATTGTTTGCAATTATTGGCACAACTTATGGTGCAGGCGATGGCTCAAGCACTTTTAATACACCTGATTTACAAGACAATGTACCAGTTGGAAAATCTAATAATAAAAACGTAGGTTCAACTGGTGGAGCAAATACCATAGCGAATACTGGAAATGTTGCAGGTAGCACAGCTAATGCAACTTTATCAACTGCTCAACTTGCTTCTCATAGTCACCCTAATGCTGTAAATTTTGTTAGACCTCCACATGGAAATAACAACCCGGGACCAAATCCTGGTTACGCACCTAACAACAATGAATATACAACATGGGGTAACCGACCAACTGGTTTACCAAATTCTGGTTCAGGTAACGCACATTCTCATAACATGAGTGCAACTTTTAGCGGTGATGCAACTTCAGTTGTACAACCATATTTAACTGTAATATATATTATTAAAACTTAGGAAAAAATGGCAAATTACGAAGCAACTAAATATGATTTTGATGGAGCAAATCTTACTGATATAGAGGGTATCCCTACTGCAACTATAGTTCCTTGGTCTTCTTCTTCAGTGCCAACAGGATATTTAGAATGTAATGGACAAGCAGTTTCTAGATCAACTTATGCAGCTTTATTTGCAATCGTAGGTACAACTTATGGTGCAGGTGATGGATCATCTACTTTCCTTGTTCCTAACTTATCTGATAACGTGGCAATTGGAAAATCTAATAATAAAGCTTTAGCATCAACTGGTGGTGCAAATACCGTAGCAGCAACTGGAAATATTTCAGGCTCAACAGCTAACGCAACTTTATCAACTCCTCAACTCGCTTCACATAGTCATAGTCCACATGGATGGAGCACTGTTAATGAGGGTAGAAGAGATAACAGACCAGATAGTCACCCATATGCTTCAAATACAGCGAGTCCAGCTGGTTCATCTAGTACGGGTTCAGGTAGTGGTCACTCTCACAATATGAGTGCAAACTTTAGTGGAGATGCGACTTCAGTTTTACAGCCCTACGTAACTATAATGTATCTTATAAAAACTTAATTATTTTAATTCTTTTAATTGACAGATAACAGAGTATCTTTTTGATTTATTATCAGCTGCCCAATTCATTGGAGTATGCCAAGTATTAGAATGCCAGATTACAACTCTATTTTCATTAAAACCTATATGAGTATTTAATTCTCCTTCTACATAAAAACCTGTTCCTTTATGTAAATCAGTATCACCTTTTATATAAACTATTGCCTGATAATCTGTTTCATCATTTAAATCACAGTGTGGTAAAGGCTCGGTCGTACACAATAAAGTATAAGAACAAAACCTTATTTTAAATTTTTTATTTAATAATTTTTCACACTTATATTTAATTATGTTAGTAATTTCTTTACTAGCAGGTGCTGAAAACCATATATGGTTTACACCATTTATATTATTAAAATCTCCAGCGTATTTTACCTTTGGTAAATTTTTTTGTAGTTCTAATAGATTTTCTTTCTCTAAAAAATTATCTTTTACTGTAATGTAAAAACCTTCCATTACAATTATCTTATCATCATCCAAGAAGTTAAAATATATTTTTCACCGGAAAGAGGTGGATTACCTCTATGTAAATAAGGAAATGCAGCAGGCCAAATAACTATTCTACCTGTTTTAGGTTTTACTCTTTTTGAAAAATGTAGGAATTCTGTTTCACCCCCTTCTTCTACATCATTTAAATAAATAGAAAATACAAAACATCTAGGTTCATTATTAAATCCTTTGTTATGTTCTATATGCCAAACATGATAACCTTCAGTAGGTAAAGTTTTTTGTAGTTTCATACATGTAAAATGAAAAGGTCCTCCATCATAAGCTTGGTCTGCTCCTGTGCTTTTTATATAATGATTCCACGCTAGATCGTAATTTAATAACATTGGTCTAAATGAGTCCCACCAAACATCTAAATTTTCAGTTCCTGCAAAATATTGTTGGTCTTGTTTATCTAATATAGACGCTTGTTCAAAAGCCACCCTATTCACTGTTCTATTAAATTTATTTTGATTTTCAAAAAATTGAATAGCTCTGTTACATTCTTGTTTGGTGATATAATTATCATACACACCTATAAAATTATTTATGTTTACTGTTTTTTCATCCATTTTATATCCTTTTCTTCTGCTTGTTTTCCTGTTGTTTTATAATAGTTATCATATTTATGATTTGTAAAATTTCCACTTTTATTTATGTAATGAAAAAAAACTTGTATCATGCCTTCACCTTTATATACACCCGGTCGCCAGTGTTTTTGTAAAAGACCGTTATATAAAACAGCATCTCCTTCATTTAATTCAAATTTTTTACCTTCAACAATAATAGGCCAATCATAGTTTGAATATTTTTTAATACACACACTAACAGATACTTCACATGAAGGTCTATCTATGTGCTTAGGTAACATACCACCATATATGTAATACCTCCAATATGCATATGTTGGAAATAATTTTAATTTAGATTCTTTTTCTACCATAGGTAATTTAATATCTAAGAAAGAAGTCATTAAAGCATCATCATACCACTGAGGAGAAAATGAAATAAGATCTAATAAACTATTTGATTTTTGATTAAATTTATTTGAACAATATTTTTCAATAAGATTTAATTCTTTTTTATTAAAAAAATTTTTAATTATTTTATTTTTTATTGTAGCCATGCAACTATGCTATACCTTATTCCTTTCGTTATGGGTTGAATGCTATGTGGATACATAAAATTACTTGGAAAAAATACAATAGATCCTTTAGTTAATTTTATTCTTTTAATTTCTTTTTCTTTTTGATCTGTAAAAATTAAATCTCCTCCTTCATATTCATCATTTAAATTCATTATAATGCTTAAATGTCTAGGGGTATTTGTACCGTGATCAGTATGCACATTATATTTTCCGCCAACACTATATTTTAATAAATCTATTTGATTAATTTTAGAACTCGACATTTGTGGAAATTTAATTTTATATAATTTATATAGTCTCTCTATTTCATTTTTTATGTAGTTCCAATAAAAATTATTGGTAGGAGTTTCCGTATCCAAGTGATAACCTTTTACATTTCTTATATCTTTATGTAATCCTCCAATAACACTTAAATTTTTTTTTGCTCTATGATCTATAAAAGGTATTACTTTTTTCAATAAAACAGGATCAATTATTTTTTTTAATTCAACAACTGCTTCTAAATGATCTTGCATTTTATTATTCATTACCGTGTTTTGTTGCGTTAAATGATATTACTAATCTTTCTTCATCTTTTTTTAATGTTTTAACTTCGTGAGGAGTCATTGAAGGAAATAATAACAACTTATTGGGTTTAAACTCATGCACATATTCTATAAATTGTTTACTAAAAAAACTAGTAGGAGTACAATTATTTCCTCTTAGGTAAATTATTCCAGATAATACAGATCTTTCATGAATGTGAACACCATGACTATCTCCTTTGTTATAAAACTGAGCCCAATTGTTAGATAAGAACAAGTTATATTTATCTAAAATATCTGTAATTTGTTTTTTTAAATTTTTTAATGTTGGAAAATTTAAAACATTTAATTCTTGAAAAGTGGTTTTACAATCAAGAGCCTTAGAATTTTTTACTAAAACAAATATTTGATTTACTTCATCATCAGTAATATTTAAATCATATTCATAAAATGAATTTTCATAATCAAATGGATCAAACTTTATCATATTATATTTACTTTTTTTGAAAAACTATTTCCTTTATATACATATAATTACCTTTAGCGTATCTGCAATAATAAGGTATTTTTATCATGTGTTTTAAATACCTATATTTAAAATGTGTAGCTATATGACCAGTATACTTTGTTATACATGTAGAATAGCAAACTAATCTAGTATTATATTTTACGTTATTTAATAATATTATTTGTATAAAATTATTTAATCTACTTCCTCTTATGTTTGTTGGAGAGTCATCAAAAAAAATACAATCATATTTCTTTTTTAAAAAAGGTAATACGTATTGCCACATACCTTTTATCACTTTTAGTTTTTTATTTTTTTGTTTTAATTTCCATTTGTTAAAATTTTTTATAATACCTGCATCTTTTTCAATTACAGTATATGAGTTTAATCTATATTTATTTATAGCTGTAGCAGAATAACCCATTCCAAAACCTATTTCTAACACATCTCCATGTGGTTTTAATACTTCTGCACATTTTTCCATGTAAGGTTTTTCCCAAGACATCATTACTTGAAAGTTATTTTGATCGGGATCTATTATTTCTTTCTGTTTAATTATCATTAAATCTTTTACCATAAAAACCAATAGATGCAATAATTCTTGGAGTGGTTCCAATTACTTTATGATTTACACCTCTTGGTATAAAAATTAAATCACCCTCTTCAATTAGATAATCTTTAGTTTCATTATTAAAAATTCTGTAAATAGTTTTACCTTTAAGTCCTAAGATAAAAACATCTTCTACATCTACGTGAGGATTACCTGCTTGAGAAACAAAACTAAAAAAAATATCTACGTTATCTCGTTCATCTCTTTCATATTTTAAAAGTTTACTTAAAAAATCAAAAAAAGTTTTAAATTCAGGTAAGCAATCAATTACTTTCCCCATATGAAAAACATCTTTTAAATGTCCAATGACAGATTTGGGAAATATTTCTATTATATTTTCTTCCATTAATTTACTTAATAAATTAAAATCATACTTTCTTTCTAGAGAAACAAAGTTTTTTACAAAAGTTAATTTATTTTCTTTTATAGAAACTAATTCAGTTTGTTTTATTAGCATTACTTTATATCTTTATACCATGTTGCTAAAGTGTATCTTGGTCCTTTTTTTACAGGTAATACTCCATGTTTATAATGTATTCCATTAAAAAATAAAGCTTTTCCTTTTATTGGTTTAACAACTAAACCATCTTCAAAAAAAGTTTGTCCTCCTAAATATCCATCATTTAAATACATAATAGATGAATACACCGTTTTGTCTTCAGACGTATCAAGATGTAAGTCTTGATTACAGCCATCACGCCATTTAACAATGTGAATCCAATCAATTTCACAATTTAAATTATAAACATAATTATTTATTGTATTAAATAAATCATTAAATCTATTCATTTTTGTTATTTCAATTTCTATTAAATTTCCAGTATGATTAAAAGTTAAAGATTTATTGTTTTCAATAAAATCTATTAAATCTTCGCATAGATTATTTGATAAAAAATTTTCAATTATTTCAATTTTGTTTCTCACTGGCTTTTTTATAAAATATATTCAATGTGTATCTTGGTGAACTTTCTCCTAAAGATTGAAGATCAGAATGAAAAATAAGTGAGTTATAAAATATGATTCTATTTTCTTTAAATCCAACATATCTGTCTAAATTTTTATCGTCATTATAAAATCCAGTTCCATTGTACATTAATTCTTTTCCTTTTAAATAAGCCAAAAATGCATAGTCTGAAAAACCATCTTGATGAGGCAACATTTTTTCAGAATTATGTCTTAGTCTAAAAGAACACTCATTAGAAATTGCTTTTAAATTTATATCTTTAAAAAGGTTTCTTTTAATCTTATCAAACAACCATTTACTTTCTTTGTTTTCTTTGAAAGAATGACCAAAACCATACTTATCACCCCTTGTATTTTGAGCATGTCCAAAATTTATTTTGTTTAAATTACTAACTAAGATATTTAATTCTTTTTCGTCAAAAAAGTTATCTACAACTGTAATTGCTTCTAAATGGTTCATTATGTTAGCACTTTCATTCTCTATATATTTGATATATACTATAATTTAAATATTTCAAAGGTTTTTATGTTACAGAAATTAGGGTTTTTACCAGGATTCAATAAACAAGTTACATCTACTGGAGCTGAATCACAGTGGACAGATGGAGAAAATGTACGTTTTAGATACGGCACACCTGAAAAAATAGGTGGCTGGTCTCAATTAGGAAGTGATAAACTAACAGGTGTTGCAAGAGGTTTACATCATTTTGTTAATAAAGAGTCTATTAAATACGCTGCTATTGGTACAAACAAAATCCTATATGTTTATTCTGGTGGTGTGTATTACGATATACATCCCTTAGTTAATCCATCAGGTACAGCTATTACAAATGCATTTAGCACGGTTAATGGATCACCTATTGTCACTATAAGTTTTTCTGGAGCACATGGTTTTATAGCGGGAGATATAATTTTATTTGGTGCAACATCTACTTTTAGTTCTATAACTAATTCTAATTTTGGTGCATCTGATTTTTGTGATAAAAAATTTATGGTAACATCGGTAGTTAATTCTACTACTATAACTATTACAATGCCCAGTAATGAAACAGGAAGTGGAGCTAGTACTTCTGGAGGTATAACTTATTTTAGATATTATCATGTAGGACCTGCAGAACAGGCAGGTGCTTATGGTTGGGGTATATCTTTATGGGGTGGAAATGTTACTGGAGCAATAACAACTACTTTAAATGGATCATTAAGTGCTAACGCATTTGGTACTGGTGGATCAGGAACAAGTATTACACTAACAAGTACAGTAGGTTTTCCAACTACCGGAACAAACTTTATACAAGTTGGGACAGAAGAAATTTCTTACACAGGTGTATCAGGAAATGATTTAACTGGTATCACTAGAAATGTTAGAGGAACTACAAACGCATCTCATTCAAGTGGAGATGTTGTAACCAACACATCTAGTTTTACAGGATGGGGTTCTGCTGCGGTTAATACCGATTCAGTATTAGATCCTGGTCTATGGTCTTTAGATAATTTAGGAAGCACCTTGATTGCTTTAATACACAATGGTGAATGCTTTCAATGGAATGGTGATTTAACTAACGCAACTGCAACTCGTGCAACTATTATTAGTGGTGCACCGACAGCGTCACGTGATATGTTAGTGTCCACACCGGATCGTCACTTAGTTTTCTTTGGAACAGAAACAACTATTGGTGATAAATCAACTCAAGACGATATGTTTATAAGATTTTCTTCTCAAGAAGATATTACAGATTATGATGTAACAGCTGAGAATAGTGCTGGTACACAAAGACTGGCCGCCGGATCACGGATCATGGGTGCTAAACTTGGTAGAAATGCAATATACATTTGGAGTGACAATTCTTTATTTACTATGAGATTTGTTGGAACACCTTTTACATTTGCGTTTGAACAAGTCGGTACTAACTGTGGATTGATAGGACAGAACGCAGCTGTTGAAGTTGATGGTGCTGCGTACTGGATGTCTGACAATGGTTTCTTTAGATACACCGGTAAACTAGAATCTATGGATTGTTTGGTTGAAGATTATGTTTATGAAAATTTAAATACTTTATCTAGTCAATTAGTGTATGCAGGTATTAATAATTTGTTTGGTGAAGTTACGTGGTTTTATCCAACAGCAGATTCAAACGTTAATACAAGAGCAGTTACTTATAGCTATTTAGATTCTACACCTAAACGACCTATATGGTTTACAAACGCTAGTAGTTTATTTGCTAGAACAACTTGGGAAGATTCTGCTGTATTTGGTTTACCACACTCAACTCAATACGACGCAGATGATGATGCTTCGTTTGATGTAGTCGGAAACACAGATGGTGTTACTTATTACTATGAACATGAAACAGGAGTTAATCAAATAAGGGGAGGAGCTACAACAGCTATTCCAGCTAGTATAACATCTGGTGATTATGACATTACACAAAAAGTTGTTAGAGGAGCAGCAACTAGTTTAGGTGATCTTAGAGGTGATGGTGAAAATATAATGAGAGTTAGCAGAATTATACCTGACTTTATTTCTCAACAAGGAAACGCTATCATACAACTAGATTTAAGAAATTATTCTAATGATGCAGCGACAAGCTCATCATTAGGTCCTTTTACTGTATCATCTTCTACTGATAAAGTAGACACACGTGCAAGAGGAAGAGCGATAGCTCTTACTATATCTAATACTGCAGTAGATAGTAGTTGGAAACTAGGAACTTTTAGGTTAGATATACACGCTGGAGGAAGACGATAATGGAACAACTAGTAATGGCTATAGCGTTGCCGCTGCTAAAACAGTATACCATGAATGAAGCTTTAGAAATAGCTTATAAAAGGTTAGGTATAGCCGCTCCTGAAAAACAGGATCCATTTATTTATGGAATGAACCAACCTTTTTCTGCTGGTAATTTAACAAACATGCTTAAAAGAGCGGGAATAAGATCAGGAGCAAATATGTTAATGAACAACCTGCCTTCAGGTATATTGCCTCTTGTTGGACTTACGGGTGTAGCAACTTTAGCAAATAAATATAGAGATCAACTTACTGGTTATGATACACAAGCTGCTTATGAAGCAGCTCGACAAGAACGAATAGCAAATAAAAGATTAGATAACATTACAGATCGAATGCTTTCTGGTAAAGATTATGCAAACTATGAAGATGCATTATTAGACAGTGGTGCAGGTGCTGTAAAAATTGATGATAGTATAACATATGGAACAGATTATTTTCCAGACGCTCCAAAAGAACGTGATGGTAGCAAAGATAGTGCTCCAACAACAAGTCCTAGTGTAGGATATACGAGTAAAGATGCAGACAGAGAAAGTCGTAGAGGTAGGTATTCTGAAGGAGGCATTGCAAGTTTATGGCAAAGATAGTTCAAACATTAACAAGAGCAAGCGCTGAGTACGAAGAAGATGTAGCTCACTCATTAGTTAGAGATTTAGATGCAGTATTAGAAAAATTAAACACAACATTTCAAGAAGAATTAAAACAAGAGATAGAAGCTAGAAGCTTCTTTTTAGATTAATGGCAGTAGTAAACCAATATAAATTTGTAGGTATAGATAACAGCACAAGTGGTGGAGCACTTACACCTTTGGGGTCTGGTATTCCTGCAGTCAATGAAACAATAGTTATTAAATCAATACTTGTTACATCAGCTGGAACACCGTCTGTAACTGTTACAAACAACAGTATTACAGCTATAAAATCAGCGGCTCTTACAGCCAATGTTACAACAGAATTATTAACCCAACCTTTAATAGTTGAAGGTGGTAAAGCTTTTACAGTGCAATCAAGCACTGCAGATTCGTTTGACGTAGCTATTAGCTATCTAAATATTAAGAAAGAGGTAACAACATAATGAAAGTATACAACGCAAAAATAGAAGAAACATATAGACACAAGAAAACAGGAGAGGTTTTTAAGGAGAGAAAAGACTGGGAAGTCAAAGGTTACAAGCCAGAGGAGATGGCTCAGGACGTAAAAGTTATTATGCCGCCTCTTGATTTGTTCTCAAAAACAAAGTAAAGTAGCAAAACCATGGGAATAGAAGATATACAAATTTCAGAAGAATTAGAGACTAACGCACCATCTATAAAGTATAGAGGTAACGAAGGTCCTAAATCTCCACAAGAAGAACAAATGATGATGATGGCTTCAGTAGATAATCCTTTTTTTAGAGATTCAGATGCAGATGAACATTCTTTTAGAATGTTTGGTAAACCATACAAAGAATTAAATCAGTCTGAATTAGAAGAATTTCAAGAAGAAATGATGAGACTGATGAATAAATTTTCTGGCGGTCAACCATTACCAGAAGATCCAACAAAACCTATTAATCCTTTTCAACCAAAACCAATAGGACCATTACCAGATAAAAGACAGATGGCAGCATATGGTGGTATCATGGGTCTAGATGG